CACCCACTGAACCAGTAACCCAAGACTTCATTCTTCGGTCATCAGTTGCAGAAGCTCTAAATCTTACATGCAAAAACGGTCTCTTCATGTTTTTACCCATTTGTTGGTCATAAACAGTTGAAACACCAGCAGGAATCATAACACCTCTGATAGCGTTAGCACCAGCAGCATCGTTAATTCCACCTCTTGTAGCTTTGTCGTTTAAGTATCTAAAGTCAGATTTGTAAAAGTCATAAGAGCCTCGTCTAAATCCTGAGAAACCTAAATTTAATGCCATATCTTCGTCGTTGTCAAACACTCCGTAAGAAGTACCTCCAGCTCCGTAAGAATTCATTGAAGCAAGCATATCGTCCATTGCTAAACTAGTTGATCTGTTTACAAACATCATGTATTCTTCAATAGCACCTTGCTTGTCAAATTCAGCTAATATAGCATCAAACTCAGCTAAATCAGTAGCAGCATTAACACCAGTTACACCAGTAGTAATATTACCTCTTGATTCAATAGCAGCAAATAAACCTTCAGTACCGTAAGTAGTTGCGCCACCAGGAATAATTGTATCATTAGCATCAAGTAAAGTATTTGAACCATCTGAAGAAGATTTTTCTGATTCTAACATTGCCATTTCAATGTAATCATTAAATCTTGCTCTTGTATCAGCTTCTGCTTTTAAATACCATAAATAACCTGATTGCCCCATTTCAGAAGAAACTTCTACCCAACCAATTCTTGAAGCGTCTGATCCAGATACTTCGTAGTAATCTTTCATAATAATTGGTTTATTATTGAAAGACTTGAATCTTGGTTCGTTAGCTCCTCTAGAATCAGTAGCGCCTGTACCAGCTAAATTTGTATAAGTTCCACCTTTACCAAACTCAGAACCATAAACTAATATAGTAGTTTCTTGATCATTTGTAGTACTTAAAGTGTCGCTTCCATAAGGAGATATATCTATAGTATCTGTAGCTACTTTTGTAACAACAGCTTTAACTACACCATTAGTAGCATCGGCAATAATAACTGTATCATTTGGTCTAATACCGTGCTCAGTAGTTGTACCACCCGTTGAGATACCAGAGTTATTTGCGTCTGCTCCGTCAATATCTGCTTGAATTAAAATTTGAGAACTTGAATTAAGTCCACTTGAAGCAGTAGAAACTTTACACTTATAAGATAAATGTAATCTACCTTGTTCAGACCAAACGACTTGATCAGCCGTCATAGCCTCTTCTGCGCCGACTTGAGATAAAAAACCTGATATAGTTCTCGGTCCGAAAACTTCAGCTTCTTTTTCCATTAAGTCTGGCAGGTATTGTTGAGCCCAACCTTCATTAGCTGTGCTCGCTAAGTCTAAGTAGTTAGTTGATAATGTTTGCTTTATGTGAGCAGGTACACTATTCAAATTACCACCAGGATTTGAAATTGCCATAATTGTAAATTTTTAAAGTTAATTTTTCTTTCTAATTTTAAATGATCTGTTTTTAATATCAGAAGAAGATTGACCTAAAACCTTATACTTAACACCCCCAACATTAGTTTCGCCGTGCGTTTTTCTAGGATTTAAATCAATATTTTTATTTTTAGCAACTTGACTTTTTATAGCATCAGCCTTGCCTTGCTCATAAAAATGCTTAGCAATAGCGTCAGGATTCATAGCTGTAAATAAAGACTTGTGATAACCAGCAGCGTCATTAAGTTCTGTTTTTTCTTTATTACTAAACTTACTAATAAAATTATTAATGTCACTTTGAGCTTCTTTTACTTTATTTACATCTTTAACATTAAAACGATATTTTTTATCTCCAACATTATATTCAAAACCTTTGAAATCCTGTCCAAAGAAACTATCTGTTTTATTTAAAAAAGTTCTCTTGCTTTTTTTACTTTGTTCTTTCTGTTTTTCAGATTCATTATAGAAATTAATAGCCTTTTGTTGATCTTCTGTTAATCTACTTCCAGCTTTAATTTCTTCGTAATATTTAGACTTTTGCCTGTCTAAGTGGGCTCTAGCCTCGGCAACTTGCTCTTTGAGGGCTATTTTCTTTTTACGTTTAGTTTTTTCATCATCTATTTCATCGTCGTAACTAAATGTATCTTCCATTAAGAAGTTTCTTTCTTCAGCTGTTAAATGAGGCTTTGTTGATCTATAATACTCATCTAACACATCAGAGTCGTCCATTTTAGAAACATCTCTATTTAATTGCACGTAGTCATTTATATCACCGCCAGTTTCGTCCATAAAATCTACAAGTTTTTGTATATTTTCTGGTAAAGGTTTTCCAGTAGCAACAGCTTCTTCAACTGCTTCTTCAACAGCTTCTGCTACTTCTTCTACTTTTTCTTCTTCAGTAACTTCTTCCACTACTGGCTGTTGAGTTGCTTCTTCTACAATTACCTCTTCTACGGTTTCTTTTTCTACGTTTTCTTTTTGTTCTTCAACAACCTCTTCTTTTTTTTGCTCAGGTGGAGGCATGTCTAAATTTACTTTAACAACATCTGGATCTCCAGCGCTTTCAAATTTAGATTCGTCTATAGCTTCTTCTATAACTTCCTCAATAGGTTGTTCGTTTTCGTTTTGAGTTACCTCTTCGGTAAACTCTTCTTTAATTTCTTCTGTCATAATAAAATTTTATAAAATATTAAAAATTAGAGGTCAAACTTTTCCATGTTTGCTCCTCCACTAAGTATATCATTACCTGATGATTCAAATTTATTAACGGAATCACCCTGTTTTCTTTGCTCTATCATATTCATTTGATGCTTAGCTTGTCTATCAACTCTTGCGTCTTTTCTATCTTCTCTTTTATTTTCTTTTTCATTATCTTTTCCACTTCGCATTTGTTCTAATTTAGCATTTAAATCAAATTCAAATTGCATTAACTGTTTTTTAGACTCAACTTCTTTTTGCAAATAATTAATTTGTAATTGATTTTTAGTTTCTTCTAATTTAGCTTCTGCATCAGTTTTAGCATTTGCTTTAGTTATTTCTGCTTGTGCTGCGGCTTGTTGTGCTTGAGAATTAGCCTGAGCCTGAGCTGCCATATTAGCTTGTTGTGCCTGCGCGTCTCTTGTGGCTTTAGCTTTTCTTTTCATTTTCAAAAGTTGATTAGCTAATTTTACGTTTCTAACATTACGTAAATCTATAGCATCATCTAAATCAATAGTACCTTGATTTAACGCTGCTTGTATATTATTTTCTAATCTAGCTTTATCTTCTTCATCTGGCATTAATTCTATAAATATACCAAAATCATATAAATGTAAGTTTTTCATTTCATCTAACGTTGCTACATTATGAGAACCTAATGCTCTTATAAAAGCATCTTTAGTTGGTGAATACTCTACTATATCAGCTATACGTAAAGATAAGCACTCTGCTACCTCAGCTGTTATAAATAACATAGACTGTAATATATGTCTTGTTGCTGTATTAGAATTTGCTGCTGCTAATTTTTGTACGCCTACTAAAGCATTTTTATCTGGAGTACTACCGTCTCTAGCTTCATTTAAACCAGTCACGTCACGAATCATTTGCATGTAGTAATTATAAGTAGTAATCAGGCTTTGTAATTTACCACCATTAACACCATTGCTTATTTGTTGTATAGGCACTTTACCTGGATTACCATCACCTTCACTAGTAAAGCTTCTACCTATAACACTACCAGTTTGAAAGAACATGTTTAGTGCCTCTTGCGGATTGTAGTTAGTACCATTACCAAGATCAACCTCTGCTAAGCCATCAGCATCTAAATATACACCGTCAGGTACCATACGAGCCATAACTTGCTGTAGCTTTAAATGTGTTAATTGTATCATATCAGCAAAGCTAGTTATTCTACTAACTACAGACTCTATTCTACCTTCATACATTCTTGGAGCTACTATTTGATAATTCATTTTTACTCTACTAAAATCAGAGTCAGTTCTCATCATATTAGGACACATTCTCCACTTTAATAATCTATCAGCGCCAACAATATAAACACCTTCATATAATGTTTCTACAACTCTTTCTAACTTTTCAAAATCTCCAGTTTTATCTTCTGGTGGATTAAATGAATCGTCTTTTTCAATTACCTTTTGAGCTCCAGTTCCAGTTGTTTTTAGTTTATAAACATTATTCATGTGGGTTTTATAATTAAAATATAAAACTTGAACTTTGTTTTTATCTCTATTTGTTACGTAATCTAATGGGTATGCATACTTGTCTACTAACTCTTTTATTTCTTCTTCATTTAAATCTGGAAACTCTTTAACTAGTTCATTTATAGGTAATTCTTTTATTTCACCAATGTAATACACATCTTCAAAATACGGTGATTCAGTATGCGAGTAAACTAAATCAGTTGGATCTACATATTGTGCTCTAGCCCCAGTGCTAAAATCAAATGTTGTTTTAGTTGCGCCAATACCTAATACTGTTAAATCATAAAGTACTCTACGTCTAATTAAATCATAATCACTGTTTTCTAACAAAACACTTAAAGCTTGTTCTTCAGCTAACTCTACAGCTTGCTTAAAATCAAGTTGCATGTGTAACTTTAATTCATCTTGATCTTGTGGTAGTTTTTCTTTATCATTTTCATATAAATCAACACCAAACTGTTCCATTGCTATATCATTAAACTTTTTAGCTTCTATATCTCTTAATATAGACTCCATGTATTCAGTTCTTTTTTGAACACCAAATTCATCTTGAGAAAAACAATTTATTTCGTAGTTTCTTTGGGCCATGCCATTAACTACTATATCTACAAACTTTGGGATAACTGGCACAGGTTTCCAGTCTAAATTAAGATAAGATAAATCACCGTTAATAGATAATTCATTTTTATATTTTTGTATAGGTTGTTCACCTCTAGCATATAGTCTTAGGTTGTGAAAATTATTTTTATGGCTATTATACTTAGATGTAGTTCCTGAAAACCATTCGTGCCTTATAGCTCTTGCTACTTTTAAACCATAATCTTCACTTAGCTTTTCCATATCGCTAACCGCCTGTGAAGGAAAGTGTATAGAGTGTTCTTGTCTCATATATTATTTTTAATTATCGTAGATGAAAATCCTTTATTATTATATTTAGATATATTTAAATTTAGTGGTTTCGGTTTTTGTTTTGGATTAGGTCGGTATAGATGTCTATTACAAGCCATGACTGCTAATCCTGAACTTATTGACGCATCGTGTTTAGTTCTTCTATTTATATCAAACTTAGACCAATCATTTAAAGTGTTATTAAAATACATTGTGCCGTAAGTTCCGTCTTTTAATAAACCAACGTGGTCATTAATATACATTTCAATTGCAGCAGCGTGCGATTGTTTTATATCTTCACTAGAGTTTGGCATGCCACCTACTTCTTTTTCAGTAACAGATAATTTATTCCAAACTTTATCTGGTCTATTCATACTAAACGCTCTATAACCTCTTCTTCTTAAATAGTATAATAATCTTGGTTTATTATTCTCTGCAAGTATTGGCATGCCGTAAAATACTAATGCCATTAAAACATCTTCAAAAAATATTTCAGCTGTTTGTGGTCTTGCTATATATTCAAGGAAAAAAGTATTTGCTGGAGCGTCTTCCATTGAAAACTTTGTTAATCCATGCAAAGCTCCTTTTGATCCTCGTTTATCTACTGTTCCAGATATATCGTATGAGTCACAACCAAAAGCTCCTATGTGTTCATTACCTGGATATTTTACACCATTTTTTAAAATAACGTTATTTTGTAATTTTGTTCCTGGCACCCAGCTAATATTAAATCTACCGTTTGGATCTGGATTAAAGGTAACTAGTGTGTCTTTTTTACCATTCAACCATTGAAAGTTACCAGGTGTTATTACTGAAGAGTTTCTGTTACCTTCGTTATAATCTATTTGCTCGTATATTTTTATAAGATTAAATAGACTATTTTTTGTTTCATCTCTAAATGCGTGCTCTTCAGTTCTTGGAAACTGTCTATAAAATTCATTTAACCCGTCTTGATCGTCTTTTAAACCTTCAGCTTCATTTTCCCAATGATCTATAACTCCTTGATCTATAATAATTCCTTGTGGATCTTTTTTATTTTCTTTAGGATTATTGAAAACCGGTTGGCCATACTCATCAATAAAACCTTCATAATTCCATTCCATAGGAATAAACAGAGAATATAAACCTGATTTAGTTTGTCCATTGCGATTACGTTTTGTTACATCAGAGTTATTATATAGTTCTTTAAAATTATCACCGCCTTTATCAAGTGAATTACTAGTGCTACCCATCATACATTTACCAACTATTCTACTACCCAACCTTAAACAAGTTTTTGTAACTCTCCAGTTGTTTCTTATATTATCAGGCCTCTCCCACTTACCACTTTCATCATGAACTAATAAATTTAATTTTTCACCGTCATAACTATTATCACCTGTATTTTTCCAGTCTATAGTTGTATCAAGTCCTTCAACATCATCCATTTCCTCACGCTCACGTATCTTCTTACGAGTAAACTTTTTAGCTGGCACTCTATATGCGAGTTCAGACTTTGGCCGGTCCATACCATCTTGTATTGGTTTAAAGAAAAATGGATAGTTGAGACTTATTGGTACAACTTTATCTGTAAACATTTTTTTTGCATCAGCTC